CACCAGCAGAGGATGATGATGACGAACCACGGTTTCTATCCAGGTTACCCATTCGGCCCGGCATATATGGGGTATGCATCCCAGGGACAACAATATCCCATGAGTTCGCAAACGTCAGGTTTCGCGAGCCCGAACCAGGCGAATACAATGGAGATGGCTCCTACTATGAATTCGTCGCCACAGCAACCTCCAGGTTTGCCCGTAAAGGACGACAAAGGAGGGTTGAGGGGGTTTGGCAGAGGTTCGCCTCAGACTGGCCAGGGATCGAGACAGGATACCACTGTCCCGAGCTCTCGCAGGAGGCAACAAAACGAGCGCTCGCAAAGAGCCACGGCAAGCGTGGTATCGGCAGAGACACCGATTCTGAAGAAGCCCTCAAAAGCGCAGCTAAATGCGTCGGCGAAACTGCTAGGGCTTCAGGACACCGTTGGCCTTTCCCCGGAATTGCTCCATGCGATTTCGCAGGTGGACACGAAACACTGGAAGGCGCTGGGTCAAGCTTCAGCAGACTCTTTGAAGAGCGGTACCCATTGCTTTGTGAACAGGTTAACCGCTCCGCCGGTCCGGGGTTCCCCTACTACCTCCTCCCCGGAGGTCAAACCAACGGAGGAATCTTCCTCCGGCACGGAGAAGCCATAAAGCAGGCCACTCGCGAGAGGCTTGTAAAGATCATGTCTATGACGCTCGACGATTTCGCTGAGTGTCAGGCTGATCCCCGTTTGTGGTATGTAAAGGGGCTGAGGGACCCTGACTATGTTTTCCCCAAGAACCAGGCGCAAAAGGTTAACAAACCTCTTCCCAGGACTATTTGTAGTACATCCTTGGTCGACCAGCTCTGTACGAGGTGGTTTTACCAAGAATTCACTGATGCCGAAACCTATGTTTTCCCTGCCATGGACACCATGAAGGGCATGGGGTTCACTGACGAGCACGCAACTTTCGTCGGTGACAAAGTCGACGGGAATAGAGCTTCATTTAACAAAATTAGTGGAGCTTCCGTTAAAGGTCCCATATCCAGCGACATTTCTGGATGGGACATGAATTTTGTTGGCGAGGGTACTCTCCCCACTTATTGGGTGATGCGACAAACCTGTGTTAATTATGACAGTTTTGCCGCTCAATTTGAGAATGCCTATCAATGGTGGAGTATGTCTTTATGTTCTAATTTATATGTAACAGCTGATGGAGATGTTTACGCTTTCCTGGACAATAAGGTTCAGCGAAGCGGTGGTTTTCTTACCACTACCTCCAATGGTAATTTTCGGTGTGCTCTAGCTTATGCTGTTGGGTCAATCCCTATAGCTAACGGCGACGACTGCCTTGAGATATCCGCACTAGATATCGGTGATGCGACTACGGTTGGCTCACTCGTGTGGAAATACCAGCAGCTTAACGTCCCTGTACGCGAC